TCTCAGGTGTCGCTGGTGTCGAAGTTGGTGCCCCCAGAGACGTTGAAGGGGAGCTAATTGAACATGAGTGAGCTAGTATACTTCAAAGAGAGTGAGTTTTACTGTAAGTGTGGCCATTGCACCCCCGAAGATGCCATGGTAGCTACCTTCTTAGCCCGTTTGGACGAGTTAAGAGCCCGTTGTGGCTTCCCATTCCGTGTAAACAGTGCCTATAGGTGCCCACAGCACCCCAAAGAGGCCATTAAAGCAACTCCGGGGACTCATTCCTTGGGAATAGCAACTGATATAGGCGTATCCAACGGTATCCAGCGCAGAAGAGTGGTAGATGAGGCCCTAGAGATGGGATTCACTGGCATAGGCGTAGGAAACACATTTGTTCACGTAGACGATAGACAAACCACCCCCGTACTCTGGACCTACTAACATGGAGCTTAACTTTAGCCTACTTCCATGGCAGCAGGACGTATGGAATGACCCTACACGCTTCAAAGTCATTGCCGCAGGTAGACGCTGCGGGAAAAGTAGGTATGCTGCCTACAGGCTCCTTGTAGAGGCCCTACAGATGGAGAAAGGGCACGTATTCTACGTAGCTCAGACCCAAGGCCAAGCAAGGGACGTTATGTGGGCAGTCCTGCTCGAAGTTGGGGCAGGAGTCATCAAAACAGCACACATCAACAACCTACAAATTACCCTCATCAACGGTGCCGTTATTACCCTCAAAGGTAGTGACAGGCCCGATACTATGCGTGGTGTATCCCTTAAGTTCGTAGTTCTTGACGAATATGCAGGAATGAAGCCTACAGTGTGGGAAGAAGTCCTACGCCCAGCTCTGGCTGACCAAAAGGGGCACGCAGTGTTCATTGGTACTCCCACCGGAAGAAATCACTTCTGGGAGCTATTCAAGTACGCAGAGGTGTCAGGGGACCCCGATTGGAAATCATGGCACTTGTCATCCTTTGACAACCCCATGCTGGACCCCAAAGAGATTGAAGCTGCCAAGAAGTCAATGTCTTCCTTTGCCTTCCGTCAGGAATTCCTAGCTCAGTTTGAAGCCAAGGAAAGTGAGCTGTTTAAACAGGAGTGGCTAAAGTTTGAAGAAGACGCGAGTGACAAGCTCCAAGGTGACTATTACATCTCGTGCGACCTTGCGGGATTTGAAGCAGTTGGCGGCACTACTAGAACCTCAAGACTTGACGAAACTGCAATCGCTATCGTTAAAGTGGGACCTGAAGGATGGTACGTTGAAAATATCATACACGGCAGATGGGACCTCCTGGAAACTGCACGAAAGATTTTTAACGCAGTTATAGAGTACAAGCCCATCTCAGTGGGTATTGAGAAAGGTATTGCCCAACAAGCTGTCATGAGCCCCCTACAGGACATGATGAAACAAAAGAACCGTTACTTCAGGGTAGATATGCTATCCCACGGTAACAAACGCAAAGTGGACCGCATCGTATGGGCCCTACAGGGTAGATTGGAGCATGGACGTGTTACATTCAATAAAGGAGACTGGAACTCAGCCTTCCTCGACCAACTGTTTCAATTCCCCTCACCACTTACTCACGATGACCTTATTGACGCACTGGCCTACATTGACCAGCTTGCAGAAGTCGCGTACCCATCGGCCTTTGACGAAGTTGAAGACTGGAACCCCCTTGACGACATGACAGGATACTAACCAATGGCCAAGGCACAAATATATGACGCATCAGCAGAAGTTGTTGATGGCAATGGTCTGGATGAACTAAATGACCCCATGTTGTCCTCACAGACATCTCTTGGGTCCTATGTTCTCTGGAAAACCCAAGAATGGACTGATTTCATCGAAAGTAACTTCTACTCTCAATGGGATGAGTACTATCGTCTATGGAGGGGCCTATGGGCCACTGAGGATAAAACCAGAGAGTCCGAGCGTAGCCGTATCGTAACACCCGCTCTACAACAAGCGGTGGAGTCCTCAGTCAGCGAGATTGAGGAAGCAACCTTCGGCCATGGCAAGTTGTTCGACATCCGAGATGACTTTGCGGACGCTGACCCCATGGATACAGCTATCCTCCGACAGAAGCTGGATGAGGACTTTAGGAAACAAAAGGTAAGACAAGCTACCGCTGAAGTACTCATTAATGCCGCTGTTTACGGTACTGGGATTGCTGAAGTAGTCCTAGAGGACACCTTGGAAATGACCCCCGGCACTGAACCCGTTATGGATGGGCAGATGGAAGCTGTGGGTGTAAACATCAAGGAACGCCCTGTGGTGCGTATGCGCCCCATTCAGGCAAAGAACTTCCTCATTGACCCTGTGGCCACTTGTATTGAGAGTGCCCACGGTGTTGCCATTGACGAGTTTGTGCCAGCGCACAGCATTCGTGAACTTCAGGACAAGGGAGTATACAACGATGTGTTTGTGGGCTCGGCAGCGCAGGACGAAGATATTGAACCAAACCGCGAACTGGATACTTACCCCTATGAGGATAAAGTTAGACTCCTCAAGTACTACGGCTTGGTACCCAGACATTTGCTCACTAAAGCACAGGCTGGTGACGAATCTACAGACGACACTAACGTGGTATCTCTTGAGTCACTCTCTGATGAAGAGTCAGCAGATGATGGACAGTCATTCTGGGTAGAAGCGATTGTAGTAGTAGCTAACGAAGGGGTGATTCTCAAAGCTGAGGAAAACCCATTCATGATGAAGGACCGTCCTGTGGTGGCCTTCCAATGGGATATTGTACCCGGATTGTTCTGGGGTAGAGGGGTTTGTGAGAAAGGTTATAACAGTCAGAAGGCGTTGGACGCTGAAATTCGTGCTCGCATTGACGCTCTCGCACTCACTATCCATCCTATGCTTGCTATGGATGCTACACGCATCCCAAGGGGTCACGTTCCCCAAGTACGTCCAGGAAAGATGCTCCTTACCAATGGTAACCCCCGAGAAGTGCTCCACGAGTTCAACTTCGGGAATGTCAACCAAATCACCTTTGCTCAAGCAGCTGAACTACAAAAGATGGTTCAACAAGCTACTGGAGCTGTAGATGGTGCTGAGTTCGCTGGTGGCATGGGTAGCAACAACAAGACTGGTGCTGTCTCTATGGCAATGGGTGCCATTGTCAAGCGTCAGAAGCGTACTCTGCTTAACTTCCAAGAGGGGTTCTGGCTACCATTCGTAGAGAAAGCTGCGTGGCGTTACATGCAGTTTGACCCTGAGAACTACCCTGTGGATGACTATAAGTTCCTAGTTGAGTCCTCACTGGGCACAATGGGACGTGAGTACCAAGTTAGCCAGCTCGTACAGCTCCTACAGACCACCTCTGACCAGTCCCCTATGTACGGAGCCATAGTACAAGCGATTGTGGACAACATGGACGTGGACAACCGTGAGGAGCTTACAGCGGTACTCAAGAAAGCGAGTGAGCCTGACCCTGAGCAGCAACAGATGCAGCAACAGATGCACGCCATGGAAATGGAGATGAAGACACAGCAGATTGAAGTGTTCAAAGCTCAGGCCAACGAAAGCAACATGCGTGCTGAGAAGTACCGTGTAGAAGCTGAACTTGAGCCACGCAAGATTGAGAACGAACGTATTGACGCAGTAGCTGATGTACGGGACGGAGTAACTGAACGAGAGTTCAGCCAGCGTCTCAAGATTGCTGAAACCAAGCTGAAGGAACGTGACCTTAACATTCGTGAGAAGGACATTGACCTCAAGAAAGCGAATGCTGACGCTGACCGCGCAGCTTCCAAGGAACTAAACTCCCTCCTAGGTGGGGGACAATAGACCCCTACGGGGGACAGTAAACAAACTACAAGGTAACCATAGACGATGAGCAATAATCAGCAACTCCTAGCTGTCTTCAAAGAGCTAGAGAAACGCATCGCTGATATTGACATTCGCCAAGGAGGTCCTCAGGGACTTCGCGGACCTGTCGGACCCAAAGGTAGAAAGGGTGAGAAAGGAACGCAAGGGAATGTTGGTACGGCAGGTAGTGCGGGACGAGATGGAACAAACGGGAAAGATGGACCAAAGGGTGCTACTGGCCCTCGTGGACCTGCGGGTAAGCATGGCAAGGAC